CTAAGTTTGCTGCCATATTAATTGGAATTCTACCAGCAATGTTTCACGTGGGTGTATTGAGGATTCTCTGGTTTTGGACTTGCAAGGTCATTGTGTTTCCAATTCAGTTTGTGGCTAACTTCATGTCCAATGAAAATGTGGAATCAAATAAAACGTACAAAAGGATGCAACATGAATTTAACACTGGAACTGGGATATTTCCTGTAGCAAAACAAAATAGGATGATGATAATATCAGGAATGATGCAGGGGATATTACATTATATAAGTTCCATAGCTCATGCAGTCATACAAGAAGCAATGAAGTTGATACAATCGGTCTTTCTTAAGAAAAAGAACATTAAATCAGTGATCACAGTTATTCAAGGAAGTGATGATTCTGGAGAATTGATTTCTCTAGCTGGAGCTTCACCTTCAAAACTACTAAAGCTGGCCACAGTCATGTTATACTGGAAAGAACATGTGTCAAAATACATATCCATATATAGCAGTTTTGAGAAGTCTTGCATAGGGGCAACTGATCTGATTGAGTACAACTCTGAGTGGAGCGTGAGGAAAACAACCTACAAACCTACCTTCCGTTGGGTTTCAGCTTGCCTAGAAGTTGGGGTAGTTGAAAAATTCATTGATAGAGTGTCCAATTTTTATAATACTGCAACCTCTGTCTTAGAGGGGGGAGGTTCAGTGCTAGAAACATCAATCATTCAGTGTTGTCAAGCTTGGATGCACTATTGGATGCTAGGAATAGGGATTCACTCCTTAAGCACCCAAACAGCCAATCTTCTTCATGCTATTAAAGACCCATCATTGGGATACTTCCCCTTGGACTCTGATTTTTGTGCCGGAATGCCAGGATTAAATTTTCTACTATATGTGCTTTATAAAAGAACCATGTATGGATTTGGGGTGACAGCTGGCAGACTCCCTGAGGTCGACCTAGATATGTATGAAGAAGATACGAAAGATGCAACTATATCTAGAGACCTGCGAAAGATTAAGTTGAAATTTGGGAACAACAAGATCTTTGACAAGATTGTGAAGGGAATGAATGTTCCTGAACTTGAAGAACTATCAAAAGAAGCAGAAAACAATCCAGAAATCCTTTATTATCCAGAGTCATCTTGGTCAGGCAGCAAAACCAGGATCTACATGAAAGTGTTTGAACCAGGGGTGAAAGAAAGCTTGAGCAAGCACTCAGCAACTGCTAGAATATTGTCTGCTTCAGCATATTTAATCTCAAGACCATGCTTGACTACATATGTTAGCGGAAAGCAAGAGAAAGTGAGCTTGCTGAAAGCTTTAGTCACCACTTATGTGAAGTCAAGCTCATCTAAAATGCCAATTGAAGATGTGTTCATTCATCATAAGGAGTATGAAGATATCCTCAAGGAAATCTCACAATTCAACACTGAGCTGACAGTTCAAAATGTGAAGTTAAGATCTCGAAGCAAACATCAGATAACTATAATTGATAGAGAATCTTTTGATGTTTCAATAACAGAGATGTGCAAAGAAGCTTGGTTTGATAGAGGGGGCAGAACAGGTCTTAGTTCATCTCAGTTTTCCAGGAAATGGGAGCAACTAAAGTCAATGTATCCTTTCTTGAAGAATTCAAGAACAGAGACTGAAAAGGTACTTAAGATGTCAGCTGTTCAGCTAAAGAATTTCTTGGACTCCCTGAATGAAAGGCCAAGGAAGATCACCTTGCTAGATTCTGCTGCAAAAGGAGGGTCACTACGAACAGTTTTGTCTAGAGTGTTTTGGCCTAGCACTAAATT